AATCCGTACTTGAAGGCGTTCAGTGTGATAAATGCGGAGAACGTCGGATCAGACTCGCCGAGCGTTGCAGCCTCAGAATTCACAGTCCCGGTGGAATATGTTGCCAGCCGTGGAATTTGTAAATTTTCTCCCCCGGCAGTATTAAGAGTAGTTCCAACGCTGAGCATCGGGCCGACAGCGCGAGCAAGCATGATTACCTGATCGTAAAAACTAGTCGGCACCGGGGCGCCCGTCGAAGAACGACTGATATCGCGGCGCTCGGGTGCGAACTCTGCCGAACGAATCTCGCCACGCGCAAGGCTGCGGATGGTTTCAACATCGTTGACTGACCGAGACTCAGGAGCGTTAACCGGACGAATCTCATTCTCATGACCGGCCTGCGCTGCGCGCACCTCAGACTCATGAGCAGCCATTGACTTAATCTCATCAATCATCTTCGTACGTCGTGAGAACTCCTCATTCGCACGATCAAACGAAATCCGCTCATCAACGGTCATCGCGCGATCCTCGCTGGCGCAAGTGTCCACGATTGCCTTCGCTACTTCAAGATCCTTTGCGCGCGCTTCGTACTGCGCCTTCAAAACGTCCATTACGTTATGCCTTTCGATAGATGTTCGCCGCAGGTATTAGAAAGGAAGCGGCTCCGCATCCATCGTTGACGGCACCGTCAACGGATTTATAGGGATGATGCTACATCAAACTTGCATCTCCATGAGTGCAAGCAACTGCTTAGCAACGATCAGAGAATTATCAGGCTTTGATTCCTTCGGCGCTAGCTGATCGACTATCCCTCTAATGAGATCAGCCTGCGCTGAATCTAGTTCAGCGCCGCTCTCTAATTGGGTTAGCGCATCCGCTAGAACCTGCTCATCTATCGCAGTACGCGCAGCAAGTTTCCTAATGGTTGCTGAAGTAGCAGCGTAGGCAGGCTGCCCGGTGACTACGGAGACTTCATGGAGACGAACCTCTGTCAGGGTGCGGCGCATTCCATCTTCGCTCCACATATCTCCACCGCGAGGAACAGAGAAACCGAACGACATTGAATCCACGATGCGCTGCTCCAGAAGGATGCTCATATTCCTTCCATCAGTCGTCATCGGTAGATCAGCCTCGGCTAGTAGTCCCTTTGAATCTTCCTGAAGTCGCAAGGTTCCCGAGCGCGTCGAAGCAAGGAGCGCGCTGTCATTGTGATTGACGTACATACGAATATTGTTCCGGCTCTTCAGCGTGCGAGCGAAAGCACCAGCCCGAATCTGCTCAATGAACGGGAGCGGCTCAGAGTCACTATCGAAGACAGCTGCATAACCTTTAAAAGTCATCTTGTCGCCTACTGCCCGAATCTCCATGTCTTCCACAAAATGCGCGCGAGTCTCCACTATCGTTTTCGCCTTTCTCGTAACCGGTGGAAGATCAGAAACAGTGACAGCCTTAATACCTAGCGCCCGATACATGCGGCGCATGGAAGGATTATTGTCTATTGCAAGTACGACGTCGTACTCCTCTAAGAGTCTCTGAGCCATCGCACGCTTGAAATTTAGCGTGTCAGCAGTAGAGCCGGGATTCATTAGCAAGTCTTCGTAATCGACTCCAGCAGCCGCTAGCGCTTGCTCAGTTGCTGCACGCTCTGAATCGTTCCGACCAGTAATGATGTAGATATCTTCCTCTGACTCTTGCAGGAATTGCACCGTGGAAGCGATGGGCCGAGATCCATTAAGAATCGTTCCATCAATATCAGCGATGATGACAGGCTCTCCACCGGCTATGCGCGTCATCTTTCTATCTCCCTGAATGATTGCAGCCTGCCGAGCGAACCAAGCGCGCGCTGGAGAAGGGTCCAGAGGATTAATGCCCCAAAGATAATGCGCCACTGCACCCGGTCCCGGAAATCCCTCATCATTCGCATCATTATTCCGCGAGGCTTCCAGATCGACAGCATGACGCGCAGCCCAAGCATTCGCTCTAATCACTTTGTCATCAGTGATTGAACCTGAAGCCATCAGCCGCGCTTCTCTAATTGTCCCATCGGTTATGCCATCGCCTGCCTTGCCCTCAGCGAAGTATTCCAAACCCTTACCGGCTGCATCCTTCACATAGCCGGGGATCTCTCCCTGAATGCGCTTGCCGGAATCGTTGCGAGTAGAGCGCGGGTGATCCTCTGGCAGCAAATCATTATCTGTGACGTAGTTCGGATTCTCCGGCGCTCCAGTGCGCAGCAGATACAGATAGGCATTGACTCGCGCCATGGACCATTGCGCCCTACCGATACCGGGCCGGTGAGAAGTGGAGTACGCGCCAGAGCCGCGCCGATATACCGCCGCTAGTTGTCCGTAGGTTGCCCGGGTCCAAGATGGCCGGTCACGCTCACTCATCGAATCGTTATGCTCTGTAACTTTGTTCCTCAGCGCTGTCTCTGTTGCTGCACTTATGGCAATGTCTCCACCTGCACCGGCAGCGCTTCCCGGCTGATTTTCAGCGCTTCCGGTGATCTGATCCTTTGGAGGTGCAGGAGCACGAAGCTCGCCTCCTGGCTCCATATCCTCATTGATGGATAGCGCCACCATCTGCGCTACTGCATCATCCTTCGATTCGTGGCAGGCCATGACTTCGCCATCAGCCTTAACCGTTGCCCATGATGGGCAGTCGGGAGATTCGTCCGTAATGAAGTAGGGCATTACTCATCTGCCTTCTGCCGAAGGATGCCGAGCTTTAAGCCTGAAGGATCGCTGAATGCGTAGAGCTCTTCTCCACGATTAAGGTTTAGCTGAATGGTTTCGCCTACGTCAATGTGAACGCCATTCGCTAGCGTTACATCCTTATTGCCGAAATAGATCAGCTTCGTTTGTCCAGTAGCCTGATTGTGAAGAAAGACGCGCTGAGGATTGCGATCAGCCGGGCAGACTAATTCGGCCACGGTTCCTAGCGTGAATTGATTCTGAGAAATCGTCATGGGTACACGCTCGCAGGATCTGCGGGATTAATGGATGCGACGCTCTGAACAGATGTCGGCGGGATGCCGGTATGCATGATCGCTGGCATATCTAGAGCCTTAAGAGACTCCGCAGGATCGAATCCCGCCATGATCAACCTAGTAAGCATTTGAGTCTTCCTGTCAGTCTCAACAATATTTGCGGCTGCCAGGTTGACGTTAGCGAGCGGCACGCGGTATTCGTCCCCGCCATCGGCAGGCGGCATATCTTCCAAACGATGAATGTCGTTCACGCTCAAGAAGCCTGCGAGCTGACCAGTGGAGTAAGCAGCAAAGCGAGTCTGAATGTCGCCTCGCAGGATCGCATCCAGATTGAACTTCACGAAGGCAGGCCCGGGAAGCAGTGAAGAAAAGGCGGTTTCAAACTTGCTAATGATCGGTCTCAGTGTGTACTGCGCAAATTGAATTGCGTTCTGTTCGACGCTCGCATAGGACATTGCGCCCGGTGTCGATACCTGCAAGAGATGCAAGGGACAGCGAAAGATCCGCGCTATCTCCTCCACCGCGAATTGTCGGCTCTCCAGCATCTGCGCTTCGTTGGGATCTACTCCAGTCTTAACGAACCTAGCGCCGCCGAATAGCACGCCCGGGCGATGGGATCTCTTTAATCCCTTATGCCCCTCCTCAAAGCCTGAAGCAAGATCCTTAGCCTGCTCGCGCGTAAGGTTCCCGGGCCATTCAATGATTCCTTGGGTAACGCTTCCCTGCCCGAAGAAGCGTGCTGAGAATTCCTCAAGAGCACTGGCAAGGCCTAGCGATTGCTTAACTTCATCAATGCGAGAGATCCCGCGCAGAGCGGCAGGCTTCCTCAGTTCTGTAATGTGCAGAACCTCATCAGCTCGCAGAGTCGTTCCCGTGCCAGCATCTAGCACATACTCAATTTCGCGCGTGGCAGGATTCCTGCGCACTTCTACGCGCGTTGGATCTAGCACGACAAGACTAATGATCTCGCCTGTACGGCTGCGGAAGATGCGAATAAATACATTGCCATCTAGGAGCAGAGAAACCATCGCTTGCTGGAGATGATCCTCTCTAGCGGTACCGATGTCGGGATTCTCCACCCAAAGCGGCTTAGGCCTGTATGGCTTACGCGCTCCACCTTCACGATAAAAGGTATCTACAGGAAGCGTGCTGATCGTATCGGCAAGGAGTCGAACGCAGGCATAGACAGCGCCAATCTTCAGGCTTGTGTCTTGCGTGATGATCGTTCCCGCGTACGTCTGCTGCGCAACATTGCCACCGCTAGCAAAGATCGTTTGGAAGGAGACTGCTCGCTCTTCGCGGCCCCGAAGAAGATTACCCAACATCTATTCGCTCCAGCGTTATTCCGATGAGCACGCCCGTAAGCCCGAGCGCGATGAAACCCGCAGGAATGTTGAGCAAGAATACGCCGAGATTGATAGAGGCGAGTCCGGCTAGCTGAGAAATAACGATCATGCGTAATCCTCTCATGTAGCCCAAAAGCCCGGCGAGCACAATTCTTGCACATTTTCCCGCGCTGCTGTTGCTCTATCAAAGGCGATCACTGCGGCTACGGCAGCATCAATCCTGCGACTAGATGATCGATGTTCCTTAACGATGCGCGGCCCTAACCGGTCAGTCTTAACAGCGCAGTTGCCTATATGCCTGCGTAACGTGGGATCTCCATCGTGCGAGAGAGTCGCTGAAGTAACAGCGTCATAGAACTTCGCAGTAGCCGGGACCATTCGCGCCGGACTACTAGAGGCGTATTCAGAGATAGGCACTCCAGCATCTGCCAGAGACTCCATGCTTCTTTGCCAGCGGTAAGGATCGCACGCCACCTCTAGAACGTTGTAATCACCGCAGGCCTGCATAATCCTTGACTCAACTTCAGAGATAGGGACGCGCCAAGACTCATGATCTCCCGGCCTTTTCTCCCATACTTCCTCTACCCAAATGAACGGCTCAGGCTCCACCGTGCAGCCAATCAGCGCCGTTGCATCGCCATTGAATGAACCATCGAACCCGAGCACTACCGGCACTGAGGAATCAACGACGCGATCAGCTCGCAGGTTCTCCCACGATGCAGCCGGTAGCCAAGCGTGCTGAGAGCTAACCCATGAATTCATGCGCTTAATCCTGAACTCATTTTCAGGAGTGCGCTTAACCGCAGACTCGAAATCTTCTGCATCGCAGAGATCCCCGAAGCCCGGGTTCGCATCCAGCCAGGATGCAGGATCTAGATGATTCGCTGAATCCTGCCCCTTCCACCAAGCCATGAAAAAAGAAGGATCGACAATCTCGCCGCTCGCTACTTGCTGACCGTAAAGGAATTGCCGGTAGGCGGTTGAGTCTCCCCCTGTCGTATCGCTTCGAACTCCAGCAGTAGTTACCGCAATCGTTAACGCATCTCGCCTAGCAGCCTGAGCGAGCGTCATCACGTTCCAAAGATCATCGTTCGGCGCTGAATGGAGTTCGTCATAGATCACGCAGGTAGGCGAGAGCCCTTCCTTAGTGAAGGCTTCAGAGGAGAGCACGCGATAAACAGAGCCGGTGGAGACTACTTCGATGACGTCCCGGTAGATCGTGCACACTGAACTAAGTTCCGGCGAAAGTTCAATCATCTTCTTAGCAGAACCAAACACGATACGCGCCTGATCCCTGTCCGCTGCGCAGGAGTAAACCTCGCCACCAGTAGGACCAAGCATTAACGCATGAAGCGCAATCCCCGAACCCAAAGCGCTCTTGCCATTCTTCCGAGCCATACCAATAATCGCTGTCCGATGCTTGCGCCGACCATCCGCACGCCTAGCGAAGACATCAGCAAGCAGCATCCTTTGCCAATCGCGCAGCACCATAGGAGAGCCAGCCATACCGCCGACAGAATCCTTCACCTGAAGACACAAGCCTTCAATGAATGAGACAACCTCGGCACCATCGCCGGACTCGCGCTCAACCTCGCTGACAGGAGTCAAGATCGCAGGCGGCCAGCTACTTAGCACGCCGCGCCTTCAATTCATCCAACACTGAAGCAGCGCGAACCTCGCCAACGCCCATCTTCCCGCGATCAACCGGAGAGAAGCCAAGCATGGAATACATCGACAGAATCAAGCCCTCCAGATTACGCAGGCCCACCCGGTCATGCCAATCATGCGCAGACATCACTCGATCACGCAGCGCTGAACGTTCATCCTCGCACTCGCAAAGCATCTGCACGATCTGCACATCAGTAGAACCAGAAACCCAATACGCGCCAGCAGTCCAAATCCTCACCCAAGCCGCCTGCCCCTCAGAACCAAGCACGCGCAGCGGCTCAGGCACTCCTTCGACCTGCTCAGCAACGATGATCTGCTTAGGCAAAGCCTGCTTGCCAGGATTACCAAGCTTCCGCTTCCGCTCAACCGGGATCGCTGTCCTAGGCATCTTTAACGCCTCCTGAAGGGCCAACCGAAATTAGGCAGAATGTCGGCGAGGTGCACTCCCCTAATGGGGTACGCGCTGCGTCAAATGTCGGCGTGTTTGCCCCCGCTCCCCCATTTTTTCGCGCGCGTGCGAGGTTTTTCGTCATCGTGATCCTTTCCTGCTGTTGCATGACCTGTGTGCAGCCTTTAGTTCGCTTGCTCTGTCTCCTGCTATGACGTGATCTGCTGTCCATGGGTCCATGGGATCTGGACCATTGCCGCATATGTGGCAGATCGTCGCCGTTGCCCTGATGATCTTCGATGCTTGCGCATAGTTTTGATCGTAGAGTTTCGGGCGTTCGTGGAGTATGCAGTGAGTAGCGTTCCTTGTGAGGGTTCCGCACACTAGGCAAGGTATCGGGAAGCGCCTTGGCTTAGTGGAGTCTCTGCTGCTCACGCTGCTCTGTCACTGGGATGCTGTCGGCTGTCTCAGATTCCAGCGCTTCCATTAATTCATTGATGAAGGATCGAATGGTTCCGTTGTCTGGATTCCCTGAGATCTTCTCCGCTGTCTGCCTGATTTCATTAAGGCTTGGCATTCTGCTTCTCCTTGTATTCGTTAATGGCAGTGAGTGAGTAGAGGCTTCGTCTTCCTTCTCGCCTGGCTACATGAAGTTTCTTTTGGAAGGTCAGCTGTCGAAGATGGTTCAGGTTCATCCCAAGCAGGCTTGCGGCTTCCTGAGATGTCACATAGTCGATTGCTGATACCTCTACCGGCTCGCTCTGTTCCTCTGTCTCAGGCTCTGCTAGCGGTTCTGATGGCTGCTCTGCTTCCTCCGATGGTTCTGCGTGGAGTTTGCTTGGCGCATCTGTGTAGATGTTGTGCCCCGCTGGCTCATCGAATGGATCTATGATCTTGGGGATCTCGAATGGATCTACCACGGCGCGCTCGCTTCCTGCTTGGCTGCTGGCTTTGCTGGCTTGGGGATCACTCCGATTACCTCTGAAGTGATCTCATTAACGTGCATCGTTGTTCCATCTTTGTCATAGGTTGAAGTGGAGAAGCGGCCTTGAACGATGACGCGATCTCCCTTGCGCAAGGTTTCTACTGCTGCTTCCCCGTCGCGATGCCAGGCTGAGATCCTGAACCAAGTAGTTTCCCCATCGGTCCAGCCGTCGCCTTCCTTCTTGCGAGGAGTGACAGCGACCGAGAAGGAAGCTACAGAGATTCCTGTCTTCGTGATCTTCATCTCTGGATCTTTCCCAACGTGCCCGACGATTGTTATCTGCGGTTCCCCGGCCATTGCTTCTCCCTCTAGTTGTGTTGATCGTTAGGTAATGCCAGAGCCTTAGGCTTCCCAACCGCTGCCCCGCTTATGGGCGCGGCTCTGGCATTACAACAATAACCATACCCTCATTCGTTAACGTCGATATCGCGCCACGGTAGTTCACTGGAGTTAGCGCAGGATCATCGCTCTGACTCACTAGCCATCCGTTGCGCAGCGCGTGCGCTCGAAGGCTCTCAATCCAAGCGTGGCATTCCTGGCAGAGGTAGAGCGCATTAACGGGAGATCCTGTCTCGCTGCGTTTCGTTCCTCCCATTCCTCGCGGCCTGCGATGGTGGTACTGACCGGCAGGGGCAGAGGTTCCACAGATCTCGCAGTCTCCTTGCGAGCGCTCATCAATGATTGCTTTCACTGATCTGCTGAACTTCATGCGTAACCGGCTTGCTTCAGGAGATGAGTCAGCATCCAGAGTGGCATCGTTGCGTATTGCCCACCGGCATCAGTCACTCCATGCTTCTTGTGAATCACTGCCCCAAGAAGTCCCTCAGCGTTTGTAATCTCTCGGCACAGTTCATCGATCCATCCGGGGAGGTTGTCGCGTCGATGGTTTTTGCACTCGAAAGTGAACGGAGAATCAAGCCTCCTAATTCCGTGAATGTCTCCCCGGTCATCAGTCCAGCCAGCGCGAGTGCGGTCAGCTCTGAAGCCGCATCCTCTGAGATAGTCAACAATGGTTCGCTCATATGCATCTCCTTTATCCTTGCTTGGATTCGGCATACCGCTCCTTCTTAGCCAAGTGGCCTTTTGTTTGGTAATACTTCTGGTATCTATCACGGTCGCATGTTTTGCATTCGCGAACGTGTTTCCCCTTGTGGAGTTTTAGTCGTGTGTTTTCCTCTGTCCACGGGTGGCCGTGCTTGCATTTGGTCCGGGGTTCCATGCCGCTTCTTTGCGCGTTGTGTTTGGCGAGTAGGCATTCGTAGCATTCGTCCGTTAGTTCGATGACCGCTTCACAGGCAGGGCATCTTTGCTCAGTCATGGCTGATCTCCTTTGATTGCGGCGATAGCGGCATTTAAGGCGTTGTTCCAGTTCGTGCCATCCCATGACGGATCTATTGACCAAAGCTCCTCCACCCGCTGCATGGCGGCAGCGAGGGCGTCCCGTTGGCCCTGCTCGTACCAGTAGTTGGCTTGCATTACGGTTTCTGGGGTTGCTAGAGCGGTGACCCGAGCCTCGCAGGTCTGAAGTCGATCACAGATGCATTCGCGCTCACAATGGATGCACCATGTCTGTTGCCGGGAGCAGAAGCCATGCTTAGGAGTATCCGCTCCACATGGCTGCATCAGATGACACTCTGGTAGATGCTCAGTCATGTCAGTGCCTATCGTCAGGGTCAGGACCAAAGCGGTCCATCGGGTCTTCGTGGTGCTCGTGCTCGCAGCCTGGGCATTCCCATGTCAGGTTGTTGCCCGAGATGTAGCACCGAGCGTCGCCTTCCCAATCGCACTTGCTGCAAGTGATGTCGGTTAGGTCTTCCTCATCAGCCTCAGGCGGGCCGGACAATTTCCAATCATCGTAGGCAGTCATCGAATCCCGCTCCATCCAAGTAGTTCGCGCCGATGCTCAATCGACTCTAGTAATTGCTGATCATGAGGGTTACGAGATCCAAGCGGCGCTATCTCATCCAACACAAGAGCCAAGCCTGGCTTGCATTGCCTGCAAGGAGAGGTTTCGGTTTCGCTGTCCAACCAACCTCTGTAGCAAGACTCATGCGAGCAAGAGCAGCTACTGCCGAAGCAATGCCTATCCAAAGGATCTGCGGCTGTCTCTGTCTTTGCGAAGTGTGCAGCGCTAGCGAAGATCTGACCGATGCTCATCGGCTCGCCATCGTTGCCAGCCTGCGGGCGCTGCATGTCGTATACGGCTGCTTTGAACCATTCAGGCATAGGAACTCGCGCCGGTTGTGATGCTGTCTCTGACCGGCTCAGACTCTCCTTAACCTTCCGCTGCTTGCGATGAGCAGCAATGAGGATATCCAGCGTTAATACGTTTGAACTCTCCGCGTAATGATCCCTAGAAATCTGCCGAGCGTCTGCAAGTGTCAAGCCGCTTGCCTTCTCAGTAAGCATCTCGGCCCATTCCGTCACCCGGTCTGAAGTCACCGGAATTCGCGCGTCTAGTCCATTGATCGAAGCTAGCAATTGTCTCGCCTCTGGAAGCTGCATCTATTCGCTCCTTCTCGTATTGCTCAATCTGTCGATCAAGCTTGGCTAAGTATTTGTCGTTCACTTCTGACTTGCTTAGTTGTCCAGTTCCTCGCTCGGGGAGCGGGTCATCTTCCCAACGTCCCTGATTTAGCCACGTTGCGGGATGCGGCGTAAATTCTTCCTGCCGGTTTGGATCATCAGCGAAGGCCTGCGCTCCGGAGATGATCGATTCAGCATCAGCGATCAGGAGAGCTTTCTTCCAAGCAGCGTAGGAAGCGAGTTTTCCTACTCTGCGCGGATAGGTCTTCCAGAAGTGTTCGTAATCGTCTTCGTAACGTTTCCCAACTTCCTTGTTCCTAGTTCCTAGTTCCTTAGTCCTTTGTCCTTGTTCCTTGTTCCTTGTTCCTATTCCTTGTTCCTTTGTCCTTGTTCCGGGACTCTCGCGGGACTCCCCTAGAGACTCCCCTAGGGAGTCCCCCATAGTGTCCCCTAGGGACATTTCATCAATTCCCTCTATAGAGTCAACAGAATTAACAGATAAAGGCGCATCTAGGGAAGAACCATCATTCTTCTTCGCCGATGTTCTGTAACCTCGCTGCTTCTCTTTCTTTGATCTCCAGGCCTCTCTAGATTCGATTACTTGCGCCTTCGTTTGGTTGTGCGCGTCCCAATCATGGAAGATGAAACCGCCTTCTCTTACTTCCCAAAGCCCGGCATCTACTAGCGCTTGCGTAGTCTCCTGAGATCCACCAAGCCTCGCTATGAGCCTTGCAGGGATGAATCCATCAGTGAGCTGTTCGCCTGACCATGACCCGGCGAGCGTCCAAAGTCCTATGGCATCTAGCCCGAGATCTAGGATCTTTGGATGCGAATGAAAGTGATCATCTACCTTGAAGTAGGTCATGGCTTAATGCGCCATCGTTCAACGTTATAATTCTTCATAGCGACCCTTCGAGTCGTTAGATCCCGTTTGCGCGTTCTTCCAGTCCGCGCTTGCGGGATCGCTTTTCTGTTGTGCTGTCATTCTATAGCAGATATTCTGCATCTTGCGATCCTCCCCGGTTGCTAGTGGCCCTCGCCGATCCTCCGATAAGCGAGGGCCACTCTCGCTTAATCAAGCAGCATATGAAGCGCCAAGAGCGCCTGCTGAGGGCAGACACCATTGCCAAGCGCTTTCAATTCCTGCGCCGGTCGCAAGCCGTGGCCGGTAACGTGACCCGGCTCTAATCCCATCATCCATTCCACAAATAACGGACTCAAGCGCGGCCGGCCGTTCACTCCGGGGATGGTGGGATTAGGGGCTGATCGTCCGAGCACTCGCTCCCATCGAACAATGGCGCCTGAATACTTGCCCCAATCGATAGCGCTTCCTGCGTCAGGCTCGCCCCATGGCCGTTCCCGTTGCTGTGTGTCTCCTTCTGTTTCAACTTCCATGCTTCCCATTCCTCCGGTGTGTAGTTGCTGCCCATATCCATGACGGTAGGAGTAGGCAGCAGTGCTAGCGCGTTCTCTAGGTTCTGCGGCTGATCTAACGGCCTTGCATAGATGTTCTGATTCCTTGTCTCGCCATTCTGCGCGCGAGGAGTAGGCAGGAGATGATGCAGCGCCCTCGCTAGCGTGTCTTCATCATGAGGCCGATGGTTCGCAGGTCCAATAATGTTCTCCGTTGCGTCATGCGCCACCGGAGTAGGGAGCAAATATCCCGGTGGGAGCATCTCTGTCTGAACAATGTCAGTCAGACTCGCCTGATTTCCTTTCTCCATCCTCCGCGCTGATGTTTCCGGGTTGCTGCTCATCTTCGTTCCATCAGCAGCGGTAGGCGTAGGGAGCATCTGATTTGCTAACGCTCGACTGAGAGTATCCGAAGCATTCGGGCCGAATTCATCCGTTCTATAGAGCGGCATCTCTCGCGAGTCTCTCGCCAGCGGGGTAGGCAACGATGAAGATCCTTGCGCGACCGTGGGGCGCTCCGGCGTCTGAAGCTCGAACAACTCCCCATCTAGCGTCGTACCCCATTCGGGAAAGCTCGGCGATGACATCTCCAAATCCCAAAGTGAGGTGGCCTCGCACGTTCTCCAAGACAACGACTCTAGGTCGAAGCGCATCGATGGCAGTGGCAACGAATGGCCATAGGTGTCTTTCATCATTCTTCCCTTCCCTTTTACCCGCGTGCGAGAATGGCTGACAGGGATAACCCCCAGTCAGGATGTCTACCGGCTCAACATCAGCCCAATTGACTTTCGTAATATCGCCCAGATTCGGAACGCCGGGATTATGCGCCGCAAGGATCTTGCAGGCCGCCGGTTCGATCTCCGAATACCAGGCGAGTTCTCCTCCGAAGTATTGCTGACAAGCCATATCCAGCCCGCCGTAACCGCTGAAAAGGCTTCCTATCCTCACGACATCCCCCGGCATCCTTCATCAGACTTCAGATTGAAGAATTCGCAGTAGTCGCGGCAGAACATCCGGTGCTTCTCAGGCTCTGGAGGGGTCTGTGAGGCTTCGACGGCAGCAAGCCAAGCAATCCCACCTAGTGCTAATTCCTCATCGTAGGGCTCGCTATGTTGCTTTACGTCAGTTTCGTTCCCATCGCGCACAATGGCGATCAGCTGGACAGTCTCCACCGGATAGCCGTTCTGCGAGAGCAGATAGCCGTAAAGGTGCAGTTGCGTTCTCTGCTGCTGAGAAGGGAAGTAGCGGAGATTCTTCTTCGTTGTTGTCTTCCAATCAGTAACCGTTCGCGCCTCCATGTCGTACAGATCGACGTGGCCCATTAACCCGGCTGATGTAACCTCCACCTCTCGCAGGTAGCGCTCTGAGAACGGATCTGCCACATCGAAGGCCCGTTCAATTGCCTTATGGATCGCTGTTCCCATCCAGGCCGCTAGCCCGAAGGTTTCATTAAGATCCGGAGTTTGCTGGAGCCGGTGCCAAACCTTGCGCCGACAGCCGCCAATCTCGCTCGGGCCGACCTCTACCTGATGATCCCGAGCAGTCTTAGCGCCGGTGATGATCGTTAAAGCCTCTGATATCTCCATCAGCCGATATCCATCGCAGCGCGAACAGAAGCGCCAACACTCCGCGCAATATCTATCTGAACCCTGAGCCGAGCGCTGTTTGCTCTCGCAGCCTTCACGATTCCCTCACAAGCGTTCAGCTCTGTAAGTTCCTCGCGAGTAGCAATCAGCGCTCTGTCTTCTACTTCTTGCACCGTCGGCTTCTCTCCGTTCTCAATCATGCGCTGCTTGATCCTCATTCGGTTAGTTGCGGCTGCCAGATCGTGCGCAGTCTTCGCGGCCATATATCCCTCCTCAGCATCGCAGAGCCAAGTAGTAGCAGAATCAAGTTCCTTGCTCAGTTGGATGAGTCGCCGGTCAACATGCATCGGCAAGATGGTGTCTGTCATTTTCCCTCCCCTAAAAGCGTGCAGGTAGTGCATGGCTTCTGTTGGACGTTGTAACGCGGGTCAGGCTCAGGCCAATAGATCCATCCCCCGCATCCCCCGCAGCGCTTAATTCTCGCTAGGCGCAGGAGATCAGCGCGTGCATCTAGGATCGCCCGAGTAGCCGAGTAAAGATCCCCGGTTTTCCTGAGAGACTTGAAGGCCTGATGCCGACGCTCCCTCAGTCGCTGCTCATGCTTGCGCCTGGCAGGCCAAGACATGCGCGATAGATCAGCCTCCCTGATCACTTCGCAGCGGCTTTCATCTCTGCTACTCGCTCGCCGATGAGAGCGGCGAAGGTAGGCGCATCATCCTTCCATGTCATCTCCAGCGAATCGTTATCCTTCAGCGCGTCCCATATGAGCTTGAGTGCTGGCTGATCCTCTGCGCTAAGGATGTCCTGATAGATCTTCGCCCTTAATGCGCGATCCTGCATGATGTTTCCCTTAGCCGGTGATCGCTCATATGACGATGCATCAGGGTCAGGCTCTGACGTAGGAAGCGCCAGCGCCTGCAAGAGAGCGATCCTAAAGGCTACAGACATCGCCTTAGCCGTTGCTTTGTCTCCACCATCCATAGCCTCTCCTGCTGTCGTGCAGGAGATCGTAGATCCATCCTGAGCAATGAAGATGTATTCGACAATGACGCGAACGTGCGCGGTAGCCTTGCGCTTCTCGCCTATCTCAATCGTTGCGTAGTCGCAGGATTGAACGCGAGGAACAACGATCACTCCATGCTTCCGCAGAGCCGGGCCTACCGCATTAACGACAGCATCAATGCCACGGAAGTTGAAGCCCTGGCCGGTGTTCCTCTCATCCTTGCTGACGCTTGACACTTCACTCATGACAGCAGACAGCGCTGCAAATATCTCGCTCATTTGTTCCTCCAAGCATCAATAGTCGAACGCTTCCAAAGCGGCTTCTGATCGTAGATAACGTCAGGCTCGGGCATGACTCCATCGCGCCGATAGGTCTTAATCGTTTCGATGGTCAAACCTGTATATTCAGCGACTCCACTGCGCGTCATCAAAACCTCTACGTTGCTCACTGCATTCCTTCCACATATCCACAGAACCCGAGCAGCGCCAAGAAGCCAAGAAGCACGCTCACGATGACGATTGCTCTCGCTAACCGCTCCATCACTCAGCCGCAAAATCTATAGAGACAGCCGCGAGGATTGGATTCGATCCTTCGTAAGCGATCTTTGAATCAACCTCCGGCGGCCCATCAAATGCATTGCTGATGAAGATCTTTTCGACGATGTAAGAGAGATCAGACTTTAGATGCACTTCGTACCAGATATCGGCACCGTTGATTTCCAAGAAATGCCGGGTAGGCCCGTCCAGAATGATTGAATCTGTCCCCCAATTCCAAACAATGCCGCATCCATCGAGCTTGCGCATGACTGGCGCAAGCGCTGTCCATGCTGGCAAAGCGCGCGGATCATCTGCGCATACCGGGCAGATGCACCCTTCCGGGTAGCACTGATCTTCCTGTCCGCATGAGGGGCAGGGATCTAGCGCGAGCGGATTACTCATGATTTCCTCCCTAGGTTATGTCCCTAATCTGGGGACAGGATGGACACTAGTCCCCTGACTGAGAGTCTGTCTAGTCAACGCTCAGAAAAGAATTACGACAATGTGTGTAAATGGCTTGACATCCTCACTCTGAGGACTCATAATTAAGACATAAGAGAGAGCAACCAACCAAAGGAGCCCAAAATGAACACTCAGGCCAAGATCCGCACCGCATACACCGCCAACCTGGCAACTGGCATGGATGCCAAGACCGCAGCGATCACCGTGGCCGCGGACATGGTGGTCGCAGCGATGGCAGCCGGTTGGGACCGCGACATCATCGCCAACATCCCCCGGACAGTCTTCGAGACTATCTAACCGCTCGACCCGCGCTGACGGTCCCCGTCAAGGTTCGACTCCTCGGAGCGCACGCAAGGCAAACCAACTACACAGAGGAGACACACAATGATTCAGAATCTCATCACAGAGCTTGTCTGCATCGATTGCGGCGCAAACTTGATGGCAGATCTCGCCGAAGATGGCGCGCTGTTCGACACCGCGAAGGGCAACGGCGGGACCACAGCTTCAGGCCTTACCGGCTTCGACTGCCCCGCCCGAATGGATTTTGGGCCGCACATCATTAACGACTAGAAAGGCTCGCGCTGACGGTCTTCGCGCAGGTTCGACTCCTGCGAGCGCACGCAAGGTAAACCAACAGAGAGGATCACGCAATGAACGTTCTGATCTACATGAACGAAAGAGACTTTGAGCGGCTCACCGAAACCTCCATGCCCTGGGCAGATTATGCCGATTGGGCCAAGAAGCGCGACCGCTTCGAGACCGAAGCCGGTGAAGATCTTTCCTTTGAATGGAAAAACGCTTATTGGGTCGGATGCTCCGGGACCGCCGTCATCCTCGCAAAGTCCTACCTGGCAACGATGGGCCACGACTATCAGATCCTTTGGGATCTCGCCTCGCACGACAATGGCGAATCTTTCGGATGGGTAGTCCTAACAAATTACGAAACCGGTATCAGATAGGAACGCTCGCGCTGATGGTCTTTGTCAGGGTTCGACTCCCTGAAGCGCACGCAACATCCCAACCAAAAAGGAGAATGCAATGAGCAAGAAGCAGAGCAAGAAGGTCATCTTCACGCTGACGATGCCTAAGACGGAGGTCCCGTTCGCGCAGTTGAGCACCTCGCTGAAGCGATTTGGCAAGCTGCGCGCAGACTTTGAGAGCCTCTCGCTTCGCGTGGAAGTGATCGACTTCAAGAAGTAGAAGGAAAGCCCCGGCTAGAAATTAGCCGGGGCTTTTCTGCGTCTTCGATCAAGGGTAGTGAAATCAATCCCGCCCCAGATCCCGTAATGCTCGCGCCGATCTATGGCACTTTGATAGCAAGGCCTGCGAACCTCGCAGCGCTTGCATATTGACACGGCTACACAGTATTCAAAGGATGCAGGATCTGCCGTGAACCAAATTTCAGGGTCAGTACCTACGCAGGCGGCTTGCTCTATCCAAAGATCTTTTAACTTAGCCATTGCCACGCGCCGCGAGCGTCAGCAGAACCGCGCAAGCGATTAATTCAATGAGCATGAACCATTGCACAACATCATGCTAGGGTCTTTTTCAGTTGACCCGGTGCGATTCCGGCTCTTGCGCCCATTGTGCGCCGTCCCTATCCCCGAGTGATCGGACATCTAATGATAGAAAATCTTGTATTCGCAGCAGCAATGATGATTTCTAGAGAAGCACCCGCAAGCCTCCCCGCCAGAGCAATCAGCCAGGCGGCAGAGATCCCCGTTCGGTGGCGTCCGTTCGCTGAATGCGTGGCGAATCGTGAAAGCCACGGGAACCCGAGAGCGCAGAATCCAATATCTAGCGCGCAAGGTAAATGGCAGTTCCTCGATAACCATTGGAGGCACGGCGCAGGCTGGAACGTCTACGCACGTCTGAGGGATGCAGGGATGCCCCGTAGCGAGGCGAGAGCGATCCTTAGGCAGCTTCACTCGAAGCCCATTAAGCGATGGGCAGAGGCCTATCAGGATGCCGCATTCGTCTTCGTGATCCTCATTCCTCGCGGCTGGCGGCATTGGAGCGGCGGTCACGGCTGCAATAACTTAGTTCCCTGATTCTGTGTAAAGCGCTTGACATCCTCAGACTAGGGATGCTTTAATTAAGACACAGAGCAAGCCACTAGGGAGGAACCAAAATGAACACCACCGCCGCAATCGTCATCCTTGACCAAGACAAGACAGCCAAGACAGCCGGAATCGTTTACGTTGACGTTTGCGAAATCGGAGGCCGCAAGTTGATTGAGCAGATCATTGTTAAGGATGGTGCTGATGTCGTCAAGCTCGCAGATAAGGCTCTGAACGCTAAGGGCTACTTCCGCTTCAGCGGTTACTCAATGGTTCAGGGAGAGATGACAGCCGCAATCAAGTTCTAGTAATACGCGCTGACGGTCTTCGCTGAGGTTCGATTCCTCAGAGCGCACGCAAGGCAACTACTAGGGAGGAAACGCAATGACACTAGAACAGTTCAAGCAGATTGTTATCGTAATGAATGATGCTCGCATTGATGGACGCATGACGCGCGAACTTCACGCTATTGAGATGCGCCGCATTGATTCAGCACTAACCGCCGCTGGCTTCTCATGGTGGGATCTCGCATGAACGCTCACGATTACGCAGAGCGCGGATGGCTTGTCTTCCCGCTCGCTCCACACTCAAAGCAGCCGAACCCGCGTTACGCGCCGAGCGGTTACAAGAGTGCGACGACAGATCACAACATCATTGATTCTTGGCCTGATGGTGGGAACATCGGCATAGCCTGCGCTCCATCTGGACTCATCATCATTGACGTTGACCATAGGAACGGGCCAGATCTCGCGCTAGTGAATTCGCTTCCAGCGACGCACGCAGTAGGAACCGCTGACGGATTCCACCTCTACTACCGCACCGAGCAACTAGGCCCCGTGCGCGGGAAGCTCGGCGATGGAATCGACATCAAATATAACGGCTACGTCGTCGCTCCCCCGAGCATTCATCCTGACGGGATCGCCTATCACGAGATCGACGGCATGGAACCAATCGCGCTACCTGCCAGCCTCGCGAGTTTGGTGCTGAAGTGAGCAGCCTAGAAGCAGCAGCGAGCAGGCATCAGGCAGCACTAGCCGAGCAGCGAGCGGCTTTCTCAGATCTCATCGAAGAATGCGTCCAAGCGCATAATGCAGGAATCAACATCAAGCAGCTTTCCTATATCGCCGGGATTAGCCGCATGACGCTTCACAAGTACATCGCAGCGGCTATCTCAGCGAATCTGAGAGCCTCTGACAACGATTAGGCATAAGGAGATGCCCCGCAGAGATTGACTCTCTGCGGGGCATTTTCTATTTGGGATCTAGTCGAAGGCTTCCGCTCGGGGTCCATGCCGAATACCCAAGATATTTCAGCCCCCATCTCGGGAACTCTCTCGAGCATGAATCGATCATGCCCGGGCGAACATAATCATTTGATAGGCAATTCGTCGAAGTCTTCTTACCTACCGCAATAGCGACGTGACCGAACTTCCCGCCGGAGTAATAGAGGAGTGCGCCGCGAGGAGCATCCTTCGGCTTCCCTCCAACGTGCTTCTGCGCTTCGGGGATCTTCTGCCAAGCAGCAATGGCTGACGGAGCCCAAGCAGGAACGCCGTAGGCCTGCCTGCAATGACTCTGGCAAAGCCCGGTCCAATCTTGCGTTGGATTCTTTACCTGATTGCGGCTCCAAGTAATGACTTCATTAATGTTCCTAGAAAGGTACTTCTTCGCCATCTTCGCCCGCCTCCTCAATGTCAACGAATGCGCCGCCCTCGACAGGCTCAACCGGGATCTGATCCTCAAACATCGTGCTCATGATTCCTTCTCCAAAAATTCAGCCGTACCCTTATCGCCTACTCCAGTCGCAACGATGGAAGTGAGAAGCGACATAAGTCCCGCGCCAAGAGCAACGCTGAACATCTGCATCCAGTCCAGCCCAACGATCCCTAAGGCATCCGTGCCCATCAGCGCAAGAAGGGACTGAGCAACTGTCCTGATAGTTCGCTCTCCCGCATCGATCCAAAACGCTTTCGTTCTCATTCACTTCTCCTTCGCTGTCAGATGATCTCGTACATGCTCATCTAGCCGAGCGTGAACCTTGCCGACGGAGTTAATGATGCGCTCTTGTGATTCGTCGGCACGGTTGCGAAGTTCCTTCACGTCGGCCCGCATCTCCTGGGCGTCTTTCTCAAGCCGGTTCACGGCGTCCCTGAGCGATGATCCACCATTCGGGGTGAACTGCTTCGACATGCTGATCTGAGCGCGGATGATCCACGAGAGGCCCGCGAGGAGTGCCACCGCGAGACCGACGAATGCGAGCGGGTCAGTCGTCATATTCGGTGTCCTCAGCCCAGTCCGCTTGCACGTCGTCCGGCAGCCGAAGGAGCATCATGGCGCTGGCTCTGGTGCAGCCGGAGGAACGAAGACATCGAGGACGGGATCGTAGGAGAAACCCAAACCCGCGAAGCATCCCCTGAACGAACCGGAATAGCTTGTCTGCTTCCACACCCCTGCGAGGGCGAGGTTGTCGGGATGCGGCCCGTTAATGAACGCCTGCCCGATCGGTTCCGACGCCGGGAAGTCACCGCCGCCGCAATCACTGTTGCTGATCACGATGACCTCGCGGACGATGTTCGCTGAGTCGATTAATGCGAAATGAGCCATCAGACTGCCACCCTTACTATTACTAGACCAGAACCGCCATTGCCGCCAGCGCTTGAGCCGCCACCACCGCCGCCGCCACCACCGCCGCCAGTATTGGCGGTTCCGTTATTGCCAGCCCCGGTTATGACACCAGCGCCACCGCCTCCGCTGCCACCGGCCCCCAACGTCGCGGCAGCGCCAGCGCCCCCGCCGCCTCCGTAGGAGTATGAACCAGCAACGTAAGCGCCGGTAGGTGTCGTGCCTGCAATAGTTGTGGTAGTTCCTGCGCCGCCAGCGCCACCGATCTGTGTGATGCCAGTGCCGCCAACCGCTGACGCGCCGCCACCACCGCCACCCGCGAAACCTGTAGATCCATTGCCGCCATTTGAACCAAGCCCGCTAATGCCGCCTCCGCCTGCCGGACCCGATGCCCCCCACTGTCCACCACCGCCCGATGCGCCACGGTCGGCAGGCTCATTGTTTACCGACTGCGTACCGCCTCCGTTACCTCCGCCGGGGGAAAAATATGACCCGATGCGGCTAGCCTCGCCTGATGTTCCTTCAGCCGCTGCCCCAGCGCCTGCACCGCCAGCACCAACGGTCACGGTCAGGGTTCCTGCGGGTAGGTAGGCGTTAGTAATTTGCAGTGAACCGCCTGCGCCCCCGCCACCTCCGTAGTTCGCACCAGCTCCCGCACCTCCGCCCAGAATTACTACGTCAGCGAAGCCCGCACGATCAATCGTGATGGTGCCGCTCGCCGAGAAGGTTAGGTATTTGAATCCGGTGTAGGTGCCGGTCGCCGTATCCGAGAAGTTGGCAGCGCCGACACCGCTAGAAAAAGGGAGGAACGACCAAGTGTTCGTCGCTGTCTTGATACAGGTCCCGCCCGCGTTCTGCGCGAGGGTGAGGGTCGCGCCGTTGATCGTGACTCCTGCGCCTGCCGTGACCGTGACGACACCGGCCCCGAGATTCACTAGAACGATCTTCGTTCCCGTTGCATAAGCAATCGATGAGAACGGCGGGATTGTTGAAGTAGTAGCGGATGCATTCGAGTACGTTACGCAGCCCCCGGCATCGGCCAGAACCAACGTATCGGAGGTTCCCGTGACTGTCCGAATCGTTAGCGCATTAAAGGCCGAATTCAAGTTAGCAGCGGTCAGAACCGCCCCGCTAAGAAACGCCACCATAATTATCTTCCTCTCTCAGAAACCTAGGATATCTTCATCTAGAACGCCGAACAAAGCATCATCCAAGATGAAGGCTGCGAGTGCTTCCGACAGAGTGAATGTCACATCATGGCTGTCTATGGAGATCTCATGCGAGATCTGATCAATGCTCACGATCTGCGAGACGACAGCGCCAATACCTGAAGGCGTAAACTCCACCTTCACCACATCGCCTAATTCAAGATCTAAGACGCTTGCCTTATTGCCTGCGCTGATCGCCTCCAGCCTGACGGTAAGCGAGTCCACGCGGTATTGCGGCTGAGCGTAAAGCCCGACTAGCCAGGATGCGAGCGCTGAGGCTTCAACCGGGCTGCTCAGGATCGTTGCGTAGGAAGCATCCATGATCCCGTAGGCAGCCTGCGCCGTAGTGTCATCAGCGATTGCGGTTCCTGCGACAGAGCCGCCAGAAGTGAAGGTAATCGCGACGCTATTTTTCATTTCCTCAGTGCCCCACACAATCGCAATATCCCTGTAAGGGATGCCGCTAGAGGAGAACGTCACTCCAGTAGTGAAGGCCTGAAGTTCTGCACGATCACGGAACGCAACAGCGCCCGCGCGATCCATGAACAGCGCGCCGAACTCTGAAGTCTCAACCTTCTGCAAATACTGAAGCACGTTCGTATTCGCCGGGATCACGTCAGCATCCAACGTTGATTGCCCTACGCCTATATCTCGCTTCACTGCTGACCATCCGACAGCGTCCAGTTCAGCAGCGACACGCGCGCCTGAGAGCTGAGCGGTAGCAGTACCGGCAGAGAGAGTTTGCTGAGCGAGGATGGAGAAGCCATCGCTAGCGGAGACTTCAGCGATGGCATTAAATCCTGATTGCGGATAGTTAAAGTTCCAGTCTTCAACGAAGCCGGTAAAGATCTCCTCCCCGTCTTCGTCGATCACTAGTTGCTTGCGCGGGAGGATCTGCCCGAAGTACGGGCCAGCAGCATAGGCAGGGTCGAAGATGCGCGTTCGATTATCTAGCGAGACATTCGCCTGGCCTGAAGTGAACTTTTCAAGGATGCGACTCCTGCCACGCTTAACCGAGATCCCGCGAACATACTGCGTAACATCAGTCAGCACATCCCCGCCAAGCACATAGGCCGTGTTATCCAATACGCCCTTATCCACATCATCCAGCGTGAAGAAATTAACCCCGGTAGTCAGGGAGAGATCAAAAGCGATCTGCGCGCGAATCGTCATGCTGCCACGAACGCCGGGCCGGAAGCCTGCTCAAAGCGTTTGATGTACTCCACGATCTGCTGGCCGATAGCGCGAGGATCTCCAACACCTGCGCTTACGTTGATCGTGTAGGCATTACCTCCTGCACCATTCGGGATAATGCTCCCGTTGCTGCCGGGTACGAAAAGTTCTGGCCCCTTCTCGCCGACGACGATAGGCCTACCGCCCATCACCGGACCGCCGTTAGCGAAGCCTGAGAGGCTGAAGCCAGGGAATGTGTAATCAGAACCGACGACTCCACCGGCCAAGAAATCATTGATCGCAGAAGGCCCGGGAGCAGGAGCCTCGCTAGTAGCAGTAGCGCCGCCCGGCCCCGTAACAGTCATGGAGATATTCGCATTCCTGCTCATCGCTGAAGCGAGTTCATCCATCATCGCCTCCAGCGCGCGCCTGCCCTTGCCCTTCGCACCGAGAGCCGCCAGAAGACCCTTCACAAGGGCTACGGCCATGTCTATTCCAGCCTGCATGAATGCGGTAGCAGACTGAGCGCCAACCCCGTCAGCGACCGCTATAGCCCCGCTAGCAGCATCATTGACGCGCTTAATATTCTCGCTGATGTTTCCCTTAATAAACGCATCAGCGACATCTACTCCACGATCTGCGCCTAAGGCAATGACTTGCTCATAACTAGTCCGATTCAAACCGGCTGCGAGAAGCTGACTCATCTTGCGCCCGAACTCTGACGCGCGCTCAGCCTGCGCTACCAGAACATCAATGAGATTCGTTCCCTTCTCCTTCACCACATCTAGCGCGGCAGAAAAGTCGAATCCGGCGAACACTCCTTCAGCGATCTTCGTCTTATATTTGTTGAAATCTTCAATAGCAGTATTCACGACAGTCTGCGCCGAACTAATTGCGTCGGCAATAAGTTTCTGAGCAGCAGCGAGCTTCTTAGATTCCTCTGTAGCCTTGCTCGTCGATCCGGCGAAATTATCTATAGGAGCCTGAGCCTTAGAGAATGCTGCAACTACGCCATTGACTTCAGTAGTGGAACCCCCTACTGATTCGCCGAATTTGCTGAATGCTCCCTGAATGCCAGTGACTGCCTTCCCAAGGCCAACCATCGGACCTATCCCAGCCTCAACCCCGGTGACAGTCGCGCCGATGGCAAGCCGCCAGGCAGTGAACGCTCCAGCGAGATTGCTTGCGTTGTCCTGCAAGGTTTTTAGAGCGCCTGAAACATCCCCGCCGTAAATCTGCGACAGCGCGTAAAGGCTTTTAATAACTAGATTCGTCGCGTTCCAGATCACAGACATAGTGTCGTAAATGACTTTCAGCCCGGAGACGAAGCGCGGAACGTATTGGACTGCCCCGCCGATACTCTCGCCGAGCGTCTCAAAGCCTCCCTGAAGACTCAGGATGGCTTCCTGCAATTTGTCAGCGCCGCCGGTAGTGCTGCCCATAGATCTTTCAACACCGGTAAAGAATCCCTTGCCTAGGGATTCCTGCAAATCACCGAATGCTAGTGAGATCTTCTCTATAGAACCCTGATAAGAATCTGCCGCTGTTGCTGCCCCGCCTTTGAAGTCTGCGGTAAGAGTCGCAATCGTTCCCCTGAATCCCATCGCCTTAAGTTCAGCGCCTGAGTATCCGTCAGAGAGTTTCGCCAGAGAGGTATAACTGCCGTTCGTGGCTTTCGTCAAAGCCGCCGTTACGGCTTCTACGCTGACAGAACGGGTTGCGGCAATGTCCAAGGCCAACGTGAGCAGTGATTGCGCCTGAGTAACGTTATTCGTTGCCCTCAGGAGTCGATCCATTGACGGCCTGAGAACGTCATCAGCGACAGCAGAAGAATTCTGGAGCTGCTGCACGAATCTTTCTACCCCGGCCTGCTCATGCGCGAGCCCGAGATTCTCCAGCGTGCGCGAGAGTTTCTGCGCCGCTAGATCATCATCTATGAACGCTTGCAAGGAATCCTTGCCGAACTGAATAGCCATCCTTGCGCCAGCCTGAACAGCCATCAACGCAGCGCCGCCGACAGCAGCACCCATAGCGACACCAGCAACGCCAAGCTGACCCATAGCGCCTGAGGTAGTCCCGCTCTGCCGATGCAGTAGCTGAAGATCGTTTAT